GGAAATGTAGAGGTTGGTGGATTGTTACTTTGCAAAACCTCAACCGAAAACGTCGAAGCAAGAAGGGAGTATTTTGTTGACCAAAACGCGAAAGCAATGGAAGCGGTTGACAATAACTTCCTTCGGGATTCAGACCCGCGTATGCCCCTGCTTCGACCAGAAAAAACCACGCGCACAACATAGTAGCGGGCTTGCAAAAGCCCTTGGTTAAATTTGGATAAGGAGAAGAAAGATGTCAGCAAGTGCGGCACCTTTCGGATTGCGTCCAGTCGGACGCCTAGACTCAGGTTCTCTTGAGGTTATGCGTCAGTATCCTATTGCCTCTGGCTACGGCACTGCTATTGCGGTGGGTGATGTTGTACATCTCGTAGACGGTGGTTCGGCTACAACGATTGAGAAACAATCCGCTACTGGCGATGATTCGACAGCAATCGACATCGTTGGTATTTTCATGGGTGTGTCTTATACAGACCCGAACACAAACCAAAAAACATTCAGCACGCTATATCCCGCAAGCACAACTGCTTCGGATATTATGGCTTATGTTGTTGACGACCCGAATGTTCTGTTTGAAATCCAAGCAGACGGTGCGCCATCAAGCGCTGATGATATTTATGGTAAAAATGCGCTGTTGGTTCAAACGGCACCGAACACCTCACTAAAAGTGTCACGGGTTGCTTTGGATGCAAGTGAAATAGACACTGACCCTCAAAACCCCATTCGCATAATTGATTATAAGGGTGGAAATGAGGGTGACGAAAAAGGAACATCGTTCCCTGTTTTCGTTTGTAAATTTAACTATCATCAGCACACAACAACTACTGCTTCGGGCTAGGGGATTTAAGTTATGGCTATAGCAAGACCACAGTTACTTAAAGAACTTCTGCCGGGACTCAACGCTCTGTTTGGGCTTGAGTATGAGAAGTATGAAAACGAACACACAGAGATTTACGAGACAGAATCCTCAGAGCGTAGCTTTGAAGAAGAAGTCAAACTCTCTGGGTTCGGAGCCGCTCCGGTCAAGCCGGAAGGTTCTGCGATTTCATTCGACTCAGCGCAGGAGTCATTCACGGCCCGTTATAACCACGAAACCGTGGCAATGGGCTTTTCAATCACAGAGGAAGCAGTAGAAGACAATCTGTATGACAGCTTGTCTGCACGCTACACCAAGGCTTTGGCGCGGGGTATGGCATATACCAAGCAAACCAAAGCGGCGGCGTTGTTGAATACTGGCTTTGACACCTTCACATCAGGTGATGGCGTTACTCTCTTTAACACCGCTCACCCGACGGTACAGGGGGGTAGCAACTCTAACCGCCCCTCTACAAACTCAGACCTGAACGAGACATCGCTCGAACAAGCAGTAATTGATATTGCCGCTTTTGTTGATGAGCGTGGCTTGCTGATTGCGGCTCGCCCGCGCAAGTTGATTGTCCCGCCCGCTCTGATGTTTGTGGCAACACGCTTGCTTCAGTCGGAAATGCGTACAGGCACCGCTGATAATGACATCAATGCCTTGGTGAATAACGGGTCAATCCCTGAAGGATTCCGTGTCAATCACTACTTGACTGACACAGATGCCTTCTTCTTGACCACGGATATTCCGAATGGCATGAAGCATTTTGAGCGTACGCCAATGACAACTCAAATGGACGGTGACTTCGATACTGGCAATGTTCGCTACAAAGCACGCGAGCGTTACAGCTTCGGTGTCTCTGACCCGCTGGGTATGTACGGTTCGCCCGGAGCATAAAAAGTTAGAATATAACTTTTCTGGGGGTGGCAGTTGCCGCCCCCTTTTTTATGCGGTATGATTTTTTTATCCCTGACAGCTACATGGTGTAGCTGACACTAGCCAAGACAGGAGATAGATATGGCTAATACAACATTTTCGGGGCCAGTGCGCTCAAAAGCTGGCTTCAACGTAATTAATGAAAGCTCAACTGGTGTAATTACAGAAACAGGCTTTTCTGTAAATGCAACTGGTCAACTTATTTCTCTCGGTACGAGAAAAATCCAAACTTTTGTTGGAACTCTTGCGGGGACAGACACTGCCTCTGCATACGCAGACGGCGATGTGCTTGTCGAACTTGGAACTCTGAACACAGATACTCCAGACGCTCTGGTCACCCCAACAAAATTCTTTATTCACAAAGCGGTTATCGGCATCACAACTGCGTGCGGACAAACTCTTGTTGGCTCTTTGCAACTCAGCGCCACATCGGGAACGGCAACTAACGCCGCCGTTTCTTCTGGCACAGAGATTGTGGGCGCAGGCGTAACTATTTTTGACCCACAGGTTTCTGCCGCTGGTTCTGTTACTGAAGTAGATATTAACTTCAACAACACAGCAGGAAACTTCCATGTGTTTGAGCCAAATGTTTCTGCGCCTATTGCAAGCACGCATCTTTATGCGGCGGCAACAACAGCACTGAACGCAGACGCATCAGCAGGACGCTTTACTGTTGAACTAGAATATTCCTTATTCTAGGGGGTCATTATGTCGAGTGACGTATTTGCAGTAACCAAAACAGCAGATGCCACGGTGTTTGCCAGTCGTGCGCGAGTGCGTCAAATCCATGTTAAGACAGCAAGTTCTGGAAGTCCTCAAATAGTGTTGAAGGATGGGGGGTCGAGCGGCACATCGCTTATTGATGTGTCGTTTACCACCTCGCAGACCCACGCTGTAAACATACCAGACAATGGCATCTTGTTTGAAACTGATGTGTATTTGGATTTGACCAACTGCGATAGTGTAACAGTCTTTCTTTCATAGGTGGTTCAATGAGCAAAAAATTATTAGGAAGTATATCCCCGCTTTATGGAGCAGTTTCTGGCGAGGGGCTTTTTGGCAAACTTACTGAAGAAGGGCCGGGGTTGATAGGCTTGCTAGGCAATCTTCGGGATAAGAAAAAAGACGAAGAAGAAAGCGCCAAAAAAGCAGGAATGATGACGCCCAACATGAAAGCGGCACAAGATGTGAAGAGGATGGCGGCTGGCGGCAGGGGAAGAAAGCGCCCGATTGATGGCATTGCCACCAAGGGAAAAACCCGCGCTATTTACTAATGTCTAAGACAAAATATCCCGGCGTTACGAGAACACCAAGCGGCGGTATTAAATACCGAGGTACAACCTTTGCTGGGTTCAACAAACCCAAAAGGTCGAACCGTGCTGGCAAAAAAGGCATGGTCTTGGCTAAAGAAGGCGACAAGATAAAGCTCATTCATTACGGCGATAGCTCTATGGGACACAATTACTCTGCGGCGGCGAGAAAAAACTTCAAGGCGCGGCACGGTAAGAACATAGCCAAAGGCAAAATGTCTGCGGCTTATTGGGCAAATAAAGAATTGTGGTCAAAGGGTGGTTCTAAAAAGTCGCCACCTAAATCACAAAAGCACAAGAAATATGGCAGGAAAAAGGCATGAAGGTTGGTAGAAAGATTGGCTGTCCCAAGAAGCCTATTGCTATGAACGGGGGCGGAAGGCCGGGCAAAAAGAAGTCCAAGTCTAGGGTAAACGAGGCGGGAAACTATACAAAGCCTGCCATGAGGAAGCGAATATTTAATCGCATCAAAGCTGGGGGAAAGGGCGGCAAGCCCGGCCAGTGGAGCGCCAGAAAAGCTCAGATGCTTGCGTCTGCCTATAAAAAAGCAGGGGGCGGCTACAAGAATTAGGCAATGATATGGAACCTATCAGCACTGCATTAACTGGCATCGCATTGGTGCAGAAGTCTGTTGATTTCATTAAACAGAATATCTCTACAGCTAACGACATCAAAGATATAGCTGGCGCTCTGGATGGCTTGTTCGCAGGCGAAAAGCAAATACAGCAAGAACGATACGGCAATAAGTCGATGCTTGGGCAAACTAAGGATGCCGCACACATGGTTATTGATGCAAAACTTGCCAAAGAACAAATGGACGAGATGAGACAACTCATCAATGCTCGTTTCGGCCACGGCACTTTTCAGCAGATTATTGCAGAGCGTAACAAACAAATACGCGAAGAAAAGGAACGCATTGCCGAGCAAAAGCGTATAGCGGCAAGAAAAAGAAAAGAAATGCAAGATATAATGTTAGTATTTGGTATAGCAGGTGGAGTTGCAGTTGTTTTTGTATTAGCTGTTATAGGGTTTGTTACCCTTAGTTAAAAGTTAGAATCTAACAAAAGGTGGTCTTGATATGGCAAAGGCAAAGTC